GGTATTGACGGAGTGACAGGCCCATCTGGACCAACCGGTCCGACAGGACCGCAAGGTGCAACAGGTGCGACAGGGCCAACAGGCCCACAAGGTGATATTGGCCCAACAGGGCCCTCGGGTCCATCGGGTCCGACAGGACCTACGGGAGACATCGGACCAACTGGACCATCGGGGCCATCCGGTCCATCGGGTCCAAGTGGACCTACAGGACCAACTGGCGATACTGGACCTACAGGACCGACCGGGCCAGCAGGAGCAACAGGGCCTAGCGGTCCCTCTGGACCTTCAGGACCTCAAGGAACTGGAGACCCAGTTGTTGATGTTCTTGATGGCGGACCAGCATCTATTATTCCAGACATAATTTATGACTCTGGAGACTCAACAACTTCATCGTGGACGTATACAATAGATGCGGGCGCATCTGTGGTAACATACTAGGTAAAGGAAACAAATGACATCACGGTTACAAAATCGCAGAGATACTGCAGCGAATTGGACGTCTAACAATCCAACGCTTGCTGCTGGAGAAATTGGTTATGAAACAGATACCGGCAAGTTAAAGATAGGTACTGGTTCAGCGTCGTGGACTTCTTTAGGTTACACCCAGAACGGAACCGTTACCAGCATTACTGCTGGAACTGGACTTTCCGGAGGAACCATTACTTCTACTGGAACCGTTGCAATCGATTCTACGGTAGCCACCCTAACGGGAACGCAAACCCTTACAAACAAAACCCTTACTAGCCCCACCATCAATACCGCAACTTTTGTTGACGGTGTAGTACGCGGTCTTGAAGAAGATGTCAACGTTGTCGCGTCTGCTGCTACTGGAACAATTAACTTTGATGTTTCAACTGCCTCAGTTTGGTATTACACAACCAACGCTACCGCTAATCACACGCTGAACTTTAGATACAGTTCTTCTGTTTCTTTGAATACGGCTTTGGCAACAGGTGATGCGATTACACTTGTTTGGCTCAACACCAATGGTTCAACCGCTTACTATCCTAACGTGATTCAAATTGATGGCACGACAGTAACTCCTAAAGTTCCTGCTGCAATTAGCGCTGGTAACGCTTCAGCCATTGATGCTTACGCTTTTACTATTATTAAGACCGCGGCAACACCCACCTATACGGTGCTTGAAACTCAAACGAAGTTTGCGTAAGGAGAAATAATGCCAATTCTTTCTACCAGGGCGGGTGCTTCTGCTACTGGATATGGTTGGGGTGCGCTGAGTGGTTCAACCACTTCATTTGAATCAATTTCAAGCGCAGTTGGAACTGGTTCATCTGGAACAATCACATTGAGTTCTATTCCTGGAACTTACAAACATTTACAATTGCGAATTGTTGTTGCAGCATCATCTGGTGATTGCGGAATTCGTGTGAATGGTGCTGCTGGAACAAGTTATGCACGACACGTTATGCGCGGTTCTGGTTCTGGAACTGGTAGTGCGTTTGGTGTGGCCTCAACAGATGTTGCCGCAAATCTTTTTCCTGGCGGTATTTCTACAACACCAGCATCAGCAATTATTGATATTATGGACTACGCAAACGCACAAAAATTCAAAACTTTTAGAATTATTTCAGCACAAGAAAACAACACAAGTGGATATGTTGAAGTTTGTAGTGGTCTCTACATATCAGGCAGTGCCATCACTTCAATTTCAGTTATCAATGTCGGAGCAAGTTGGAACACCAATACTTTTGTGAGTCTTTATGGAATAAAGGGGGCTGCATAATGCCAGCAACATTTGATTCAATTGCAACAACAACTTTGAGTTCTCCAGCAACAAACATCACTTTTAGTTCTATTACTTCAGCATATACTGATTTGAAACTTTTTGTTTTTGTTCGTTCTGATAGAGCATCATCAGTTGATTCAATGTATATGCAATGGAATGGTGATACTTCAACCAATTATTCAGATGGATATTTGTATGCTGATGGTGGTGGAAGTACGGCATCAGGAAGGGGAACAAATCAAAATCAAATTCTTTGTGGCTCAATTCCTGGAGCAACTGCAACATCAGGATTTTTTTCATCAATTATTGTTGATTTGATGAACTATTCTGCATCCGCAGCAATAAAAACTTGTTTGATAAATACAGCATATGATTCAAATGGTGGTGGAAGAACTCAAATTGGAATTGGGATTCGAAGAGTTGCAGAGGCAATTACTTCAATCAAATTGTTTCCTGCATTTGGAACAAATTTTGAAACAGGTACAACAGCAGCACTATATGGAATACTGAAGGCATAAAATGGCACTAACATATGTTGCACTTGCAAAAGCAGAACTAACAACAGCAACAAGTTCTGTCACATTTAGTTCTATCCCCGGAACATACACAGACCTAATTTTGAACATCAGCGCAAGATATAATGATGGCGGTGGTGATAGAAGTGGTCTAGTTCTTTTGATAAATAGTCAAACTACAAGTTCCAACACATCAAGTTTTCTTGGTTTGTATGGTTACAATTCAGCAATTGGTGGTGCTGGTGCTGCTGGAAATACATATTTTTCAAATGTTTATGATGTAAGCGGAAGTGCATCAACTTCAAACACATTTGGAAGCATTGAAGTAATTATCAGAAATTATGCAAGCAGCACCAATAAACCAATCAATTTTGTTGGAATGAGTGAAAACAATAGTACAACAAATGCTTTGACTGGAATTCAGGCTGGACAATTTCGTGACACAACAGCAATCACAACATTGAAAATTGAATGCATTGGTGGAATTTCAAATTTTGCCGCATATAGCAGTTTCCATTTGTATGGAATAAAAAGAGCATAAGGAGAAATGATGGAAAGACCAAAAGAACTGATTGTTGATTGTTCAACAGGCGAACAATATGAGGTTGAATTGACCGATGAACAAATTTCGCAACTAGAAATTGACCGCGCCAACTGGGAAGCGCAACGCGCAGCCGAAGAAGCCGCCGCCGCCGCCAAAGCGCAAGCGAAGGCATCGGCGCTGGCAAAGTTGGCAGCGCTTGGGCTGACGGAAGAAGAAGCCGCAGCAATCGCTGGCTAATGAGATTCCACGTAGTAGGACTGCCTCATACCCAAACAACCCTTGAGTATACCTCTTGCGCCTTTACTGAAAAGGTAAGGCGCTTTTGCAAAATGATGACTGGCCTAGGTCACGAAGTCTATTTATATGCTGGAGAGTTTAATGAGGCTCCTGTTACTGGACATATTATATGTATTACTGAGCAAGAAAGGTCGGAGGCGCTTGCCGGAAAACACTACACCCACGCCTCCTTTGACATCAGTCAACCCCACTGGAAACACTTTATTGACAATGCTATCTCTGGCATCAAGGCTAGGGTCCAACCGCAAGATTTCCTCTGTTTCATCGGCGGGACTGCTCACAAACCTATTGCGGACGCTTTCCCGAATCAAGTATCAGTAGAGTTCGGTATTGGATACGGAGCAACCTTTGCGAAGTATCGGGTCTGGGAATCCTATAACTGGATGCACGCTAACTATGCTGGGTTCAAAGACCCCACCGCAGTAGATGGCAACTTCTATGATGAAGTAATTCCTGGCTATTTTGAGCCAGAGCAGTTTATCTACAAAGAAGACAAAGAGGACTATTACCTCTATATCGGACGTATGATAGACCGTAAAGGTATTCACATAACCTCTCAGGTCTGTGAAGAGATGGGTAAAAAACTTATCCTGGCAGGACCAGGAGAGCCACCACCGTACGGTGAATACGTGGGTGTGGTAGGCCCAGAGCGGCGAGCGCAGTTGATGGCAGGTGCTACTGCCCTACTGGCTCCTACAATTTACCTAGAGCCTTTTGGAAACATTGTGCCAGAGGCACACTTCAGCGGTACCCCCACTATTACTACAGACTGGGGCGCTTTCGTAGAGACCAACATCCAGGGTGTCACCGGATACCGATGTCGGATGTTTGATGAGTTCTGCCAGGCGCTAGAAAATGTCAAGATGCTAGACCCAAAGGTCATTAGACAAACCGCAATGGAACGCTACTCACTGAATGTAATAGCACAAAAGTATGACAAGTATTTTAGAAGACTACAAACCCTATGGAAAAACGGCTGGTACGAAAGGTAACTAATGGCAACGCTCTCTGATTTAATTGATGAAGTGCGCTCCTCACTAGCAGGATATACGCTACGTCAAGACCGTATCACTTATCTCAATGCTGCCATTAATACTACTGCTACCGCTATCCAGGTAGGTAATAGCGCCAACCTTGCCAAAGGTATTATTGAAATTGACGATGAACTCATTTGGATTGATAACTTTAATAAGGCTAATAGCACGCTCAACGCGGCTCCTGGCTTTGGTCGTGGCTATCAAAACACCAGCCCTGCGCCACATTCACAATATGCACAAGTCGTACTAAGTCCGACATTTCCACGTACAATGATTAAACAAGCCATTAACGATGCTATCAATAGTGTCTATCCGTCTCTCTTTGCTGTCTATAACACTACCTTTACTTTTAACGCAGCACAAACAACATACGCACTACCAGACGATTTAGAAGATGTTTTGTATATGTCCTGGCAGACAACTGGTTCTTCAGAGGAATGGTTGCCGATTAACCGCTGGAGATTAGACCCAATGGCAGATGCTGCAACCTTTGATACGGTCAATACAGTTAATCTCTATGAGAATATTCAACCTGGACGTACCGTCAAGGTTTGGTATACTGCAGTACCGGCAAACCTAACTTCTTCAACCGATGAATTTGCTGACATCTCCGGACTTCCTGCCACCTGTCGTGATGTTATTACACTAGGCGCTTCTTACAGACTTCTTTCTTTTGTTGATGCCGGTCGCATTAACTTGACCTCTGCTGAGGCAGACCTCAACGACACCAAGATTCCATCCACGGCAGGTGCAAGTTCATCCAGATATATCTATGCGCTTTACCAGCAACGCCTGCAAGAAGAAGCGCTCAAATTGCAAGACAAGTATCCAATCCGTCTCCACTACACAAAGTAAGGTAAACAATGGTACGTAAATACTCTACAATTAGCGTTGAGACCACGCTTGCTTCTAGCATCAACTCTAGCGTGGCTTCTATGGTTGTTGCTACCGGTACTGGCACAACCCTTATGGGTGGAGTGTCTCTTACTGCTGGAGATACTTTTGCTGTTGCTATTGACCCAGAGACAGCATCCGAAGAGATTGTCTACATTACCGCTGTAGCCAGCGATACATTCACTATTACCCGAGCACAGGCTGGGACTGCTGGAGTGGCCCACAATGCTGGTGCTACAGTGCAACACGTCTTTACTGGCAACGATGCTCAGCACTTTGAAGACGTGGTTGATGTTGCCCTGACCACTACTAATACTAAAACAGTAACAAACAAAGATTTAAGTAGTGCTACCAATACATTCCCGTCATCTCTTGCTACATTAACTGGAACTCAAACTTTAACAAATAAGACTTTAACTTCACCAACAGTAAATAGTTCAACGGACAACTACCCCACATTAAAATCCCCACAAGAGATAATCACACTATCTGCTACGGCGGCAACCGGAACAATAGCATTTGATACAAAAACGCAATCTGTTCTTTTTTATCAAAACAATGCGTCTGCAAACTGGGCAGTAAATGTTCGTGGAGATTCTTCAACCACGCTTGCTTCATTGATGGATGTTGGTGATTGCATTACGGTAACATTTCTTGTTACACAAGGGGCAACCGCTTATTACAATACATCTTTACAAATTGATGGTTCTGCCGTCACTCCCAAGTGGCAGGGTGGAACAGCACCAAGTTCTGGCAATGCGTCTTCGGTTGATGCTTATACCTATGTAATTGCCAAGACTGCGGCAACACCAACATATTCTGTTTTTGCATCTCAAACAAAATTTGCATAATGTCTATATTAACTGGAAACTGCACAACAGAAGACCTCCCATCTTGGGAGGATTGGGTTGACCCAATAGACGGACATAAGGAGAAGAATGGCCTACGGCAGCGACATTACCGAAGCCGGTGAATATAAGAACATAGCCTTTGCTCTGTCTAACCCAGTATCGGCATCTAGTTACACATTAACTGACTTCAACTATGACGTCTCCATCAACACAATGCCGTTCTTCTTGATGACTTCTGATAACTCTCCTTATCGTAGAGTAACCGCTCAATATCGCAAGGACCAGTACGACCAGACCCGTGAGGCTGGCGAGCAATCACTTACTGGTTGGTGGTTTAGAAGCCAGTCATCTTTCCATTTAGGTCAAGGCATTAAATACTTTGAGCCAGCACAAGATGAATCGCTACGATTCCAGTACACAGAATCTAAGGGTTGTGATGTCTGGACCAAGGGACAAGTCACCCTTCTAAACAGCACCGTACGCGCTCTATCTAGCGCCAACACTCCTATCATCATCGGTGCTAATGATGGAACAAATGATTGTTTAGTTGTGGCAGATGGTACTGACCTGAAGAAAATTACAATGAGTAGCGATACTCCAACTTCTTCTACCTACACCCAAGCGGGAACTGCCTCTACAATCTTTGACCTTACCACTGACGGTACTCGTTATTGGTTTGTTAATACTTCTCACGTTCATCGAGGAAATATTGGCGGTAGTACAACTGATACAGAAATCTACAACGCCTCTAGTACTACCAGCGCTCGTATCAGATATGTCAAACAACGCCTGATTGCTTCAATCAATAATACTTTAAGAGAACTTGACCCAGCACATACTGGCGGCGGTGCGCTACCTGCTGCCTTCTATACGCACCCACAGACAGACTGGACCTGGACCACTATTGCTGAAGGTCCACAAGCAATCTATGTGGGTGGTTATAGCCGAAAGAACTCTTCCATCTATAAAATTACTTTAGATTTAACTAACTCAAACGCTCTTGGATTTCCAGAATTTAATATCCCAACGGTAGTAGTTGACCTCCCCGAAGGGGAAATCATCAACACCTTTGATACTTACCTTGGTACCTATGCAATTCTTTGTACCAACAAAGGCGTACGAGTAGGTGTGTTAGGAACTGACGGAGACCTTACTTACGGTCCGCTTCTCTTTGAGACAGAGTGTACCGATGTGGTATTTCGAGATAAGTTTGCTTATGTCTCTACCACTGTTGATGGGGAATCGGGATTGGTTCGCATCAATCTTGCTGAACCTGTCATTGCCAATAGCCTTGTCTTTGCCTATTCGTGGGATGTCTATGCTGCTAGCGAGACAACCACCAGTAATTCTACTGCGTTCCTTGGAGCGACCGATAGGGTCGCTTTCTGTGTTCCAGGAGATGGAGTATGGATTGAATCATACGGCGTAAAAGTAACTTCCGGGTATTTACAGACTGGATATGTCCGATACAACACGTTAGAAAATAAAATATTTAAGTTACTTAATCCGCGTGTGGATACCACTAATGGTGCTATTGCGTTGCAATCTGTAGATTCAGACGGAGTAGAGTACGCCATTGGAGGTGCGGCACAAGGCACACCAGCGCAAGAAGTGGGTGTTCCTTACCCAGTAGGACCGCAAGAGTATCTTGCGTTTAAGTTTACTCTTAGCCGTTCTAGTTCAGACACCACCAAAGGTCCACTTTTTACTGGATACCAACTTAAATCTTTACCAGCAGTACCTCGACAAAGACTTATACAACTTCCTGTAGCCTGTTTTGACAGAGAGTCCGACTCAATGGGTAATGAAGTGGGTTACGACGGAAGAGCATACGACAGATTATCTCAACTAGAGACCATCGAAAGCGCTGGAGATACTGTACGTATCGAAGACTTTAGAACCGGAGAGGTTGTTATTGCTCTCATTGAAGAAATGGATTTCCGCAACGTAGCCCCAAGCGACAAGCGCTTTACAGGTTACGGCGGATTGCTACTCGTCACTGCACGTACCGTATAAGGAGAATAAATGTCCCCTGCTGATTGGGCTGCATTAGCCGTCTCTATCACCACTATTGTTGGTGGATTTGCTATGGCAATTAAATGGTTGGTAAAGCATTACCTATCAGAACTTCGTCCCAACGGCGGCAGCAGTCTCAAAGATTCCGTCAATAGATTGGAACGACAAGTTGAAGAAATCTATCGAATACTTTTGGAGCGTAAATGATTCCACTAGCACGTGTTGCTCAACCGGCTGCCATTGCAGTCCTACGACAAGCGACAGCCTTGAGACCGAAGAGGAAGAAGGCATCGGATGGGCTGCTCCCATCTAAGGCGCATATCCATCAGAACCCAAACTCAGACCACAACTCCGGGTTTGCTTGCGACTTAACGCACGACCCAGAGAATGGCATTGACTGCCACGAAATCTTCGACAAGTTAAAGGAAGATGGACGGGTTAAGTATCTAATTTTTAGCGGAAAGATTTGGTCGCCAGATAAGGGAGAGCGTAAGTACGAGGGGTCCAATGGACACTACAAGCACTTACATATCTCCATCAAAGATACCTTCGGTAATGATGTTAGCCCTTGGTTTGCCTGGATGGGTAAGCCTAAGAAGGTGGCTGCTATCAAAGCCAAGGTCAAGAAAGCACCAAAGAAAGAGATAAGCAATGACTAAAGAGAAAGCAATCCAGGTGCTGCACTCGTAC